ATGCGGCTTGGTGCGATTGTCACTGAGGAGCGGTCCAGCTAATGGCGAACCAGATAGCGGACGGGTCAACCTGGCTCGCCGGACAACTGACGGACAATGCTGGAACTGCGGTGGTGTACTACCGCAACCAGCACTCCGTTGAGTTGACCGGCACCAGGCTGCTCCGCAACTATCAGGTCATTGAAGAAAGCGGATTTGCTACCAACGTCCAGATGCACGATTGGAGCTTCACGACGGCGGACCTGATGCTGAACGGCTCCGCGTTTGCTCCACGCCCTGGCGACTATATTGCCATCGGGACGGGTGCAAGCCAGCAGCGTTACGAGGTACTGCCGCTTGGCGATGACCCGGCGGCACTGCCAGCAGACGCGAACGGGATTCGGACGGTTGTCCATAGCAAGCGGGTGCGATGATGGCGAGCGTGCTGGTGACAGTTGCGGAAGCCGTCAAGGATGAGTTGGCACTTGGGTCGTTTGTGCGGACCATCGCGCCGGAACGGTCCTATGCCGACTGGGACGAGGAACTAACCGACGCGGGCCTGCTGCATGTGGACGTTGTGCCGGTTCGGGTGGCGGATACCCAACTGGCGGCACGCGGTGAGTTGCAATACTCATGCGAGGTTGACATCGGCGTGCGATACCGATTCAGCCACGAGGAACGCGAGCAGTATTCCGGTCGCGTGTCGGTGGCCGAAGTGGACGACCTGATTGAGTTGGTGGAGCAGTTTCACGAATACTTTACCGACGCGGACAACGCAGGGCGGCGGCTGAGCACATACACCGCCGCTACCTGGCAGGCGACGGATATACGGGCGAGCTACTCGCGGGACATGCTGAGAACACTTGGGCAGTTTACGGGCGTCGTGCGGGTGACATACGAGGTCTGCAAAACGCAATGATCGGCTACAGCGTAACAACGACCCAGAATTTCCTGGCAGCGGTGGGGCCGCAGTCTTCCGCCGTAAAAAAAGCGAAGTTCAAGTCGTTCGGTCATGCTGGCGCGTCCATTCGGCGGGATGCAATCGCCTCAATACTGTACGGCGGAAAGAAGCCACGATTCCAGAAGCGGCGGCGGGCTGGTCGGAAGTCGGACACTGTGAAGCGGTTCAGGGCGTCACCAGCCGGAACCCCGCCGTTCTATCACATTAACAAGGGATTCGTGCGGAAGGGCATCGCGTTCGCGGCATCGCAAGAGACGGTTGTCATCGGGCCAACCAAAAGCGGCTATGGCGAGTCGATGTCAGCCCACGAACACGGCGGCGAGTACATGGGCGCGAAGTATCCGCAGCGGCCGTTTATGGGGCCGGCAATGGACAGGAACCTGTACCGGTTCGGTTCAAGTTGGTCAGGGGCAATCGGACAATAGCCATGCACCTAGTATTGACATGCGACAAAAGCTCGCTCAGCGAGTGCTGTAATGGCAAGGTAAGCGAAGAGGCACTCATCGGGATGACACTTATGGTCAATAGCGGAACCGCAGGGCCGGCGGCAATGGTAGTCGATAAGATGCGTTTTGTCGGGGAAACGGAAGTAGAGCTTTCGCTGGTGTCAAAAGGCGAAATGAGAACAGGCAGCCGAAACTAGCAATTGGCGGCGCGTCAATCGAGGCACGCTTCCTAACGTGAAAGGATAAGCAGATGGCAGTTTTGATGGGCTACGAAGCCGAGCTATACTACGGAACGGCTGGAAGCACGGCAGGCACGGAGTTGACAATCGCCCGCGATGTGCGGTGGACGATGAGCCCCGACATGGTGGAAATCAACTCGCGGGCCAGTTTCACGAACTCGAACAAGCCCGCTGGCATCACGCATGAAATCTCGTTTGACGTGCTGGTGCAGGACTCAAACGCATTCCTGGCAACCTGCCGGGCCAACATTGCGGCGGGCACGGCGATGGCGTTCAAGATTGTGAGCAAGGGAAGCGGCACGACTGTGGTCGATGCCGACTTCTATATCAGCTCGTTTGAGAACGGGCAACCGCTCCGAGACAAGCAGACCTACGCCATCGGTCTAACAGCGACCGAAGAAACGCGAACCGTAACCGTAGCTTAAAGGGGCCGACCAGTGGCAACATCGACATACAGCGCCGTCGTCCAGATCGGCAGCATCAATATCAACCGGACTCGCGCCTTCTCCACCGATGGGGAAGTTACTGCCAGTCCGTCGCTAGTCGTGGCCCAGTCCGGCACGCTGACGACGCGAACCGACGCGGACACTGGCACGATCACGATGGCCAGTGGCGCACACACGATCGCCACCGGCAACACCGTGGACGTGTACTGGAGCGGGGGCGTGCAATACGGCGTGACGGTTGGAACCGTCAGCGGAACTGCCGTGCCTATTGACACTGGCAGCGGTGACGACCTGCCGGCACAAGATACGGCCGTAACGGTTGTGCCCCAGCAGGCCGTTACATGCAACATCGACGGCGACAACGCTTCCATTGTGGCTATCGAGCTGGTCCCATCAAGCGCCACCGATACGACCGCCGCGCACCTCGACATGCAGGACAGCGGCGGGAGCACGATCCTGGAGTTGGATCTGGTGGCTGGCGTTCCGCGAATCTATGACCTGGCGGCTGGCGACACCAACGCCTTGACCGGCAACCCGATTGTGAGCATCAAGGCGAGCCAAGCCGGGACCGATGCGGCCCGCGTGGTGAAGATTGCAGCCGCGTATGACAGCACGCCATAGGATGGAACATGAAAGACGACGAACGGCGGTTCATCACGGCGGCGGCAACTGGCGACACACCTGCGGGCGTACAACCGCTCCGTGCCGAGTATCTGCGCCGAAAGTTGATTGCCGAAGGGACGCTTGACGTGGACGGGTTCCTGACCACCCGCGGCGAGCATGTGTTGGGCAAGATTGAAGGGGAGCACGATGGACTGGACCGACGAAGCGGGGGCGGAGTGGTCAATAAAGATCGACTGCCCGACATTACTGGAAGTGAAGAAACGCCACGGGATGAACTTGGCGGACGTATCGCTGAAAGCGGGCACAGCCTGGGAGACGCTATCGAGCGACCCTGGGATTCTCTACGAGGTGATCTGGACTCTGAGCCGGAAGCAAGCTGAGGCGCGCGGCGTAACGGCCGAAGACTTCGCGGAAGCATTCTGCGGCGATGCGATGGAACGTGCGGCCAGCGCCCTGTGGGAAACCGTCGCAAATTTTTCCCCAGCCCCGAAGAGGTCGATGCTGCGCTCCCTCTCTCGGCAGGGCACCGAAATTGCGCGGCGGCAGAGGGAAGCACTGGAAGCGGTGGGGGACGAGGCGGTGATAGCGGCGGCGATGGAGGACTTCAACCAAATCCTAGCACGCCTACGGTCGAAGGGATCGTAGCCTATTGCGAACAGCTCGCTGGTATCGTCGGGCTCGACATCGAAGGCAAGACAATGGCAACCCTGTTTCGCATGGCGCAAGGCAAGATCCGCTCTCAGCGGGAGCTAGTGGTTGCGCAGGCAGGCTTGGTTTGGTGTCTTGGCAAGATGACCGAGGGCGACGTGGGGCAGTTCCTGCAACGCGGTGTGCTGTCTCCAAGCGGCGACGGGAAGGGGCAAGACGAGCCATACGACCCGGCGATACACGGGAGGCTTGTCCGTGGCTAGTCGTAGCGATGTCAAAGCCGGGAGAGCGTATGTCGAGTTGTTCGTTAAGGACAACATGCTGACGCGCGGGCTCAATTCTGCGGGTGCCAAGCTCAAGTCGTGGGGGCAGGGGATTGCACAAGCCGGGCGCACTGGAGTTATGGCATCGGCGGCGATGCTGGCACCAGTGGCAGCGGCAGTCAAAGTGTTCGCGAACTTTGACGATAAGGTGCGGGCAGTGCGTGCCGTAACCGGCGCATCGGCGGCAGACTTCGCAATGCTGACCGACACAGCTAAGGAGCTTGGCCGGACGACCAGCTTCACCGCTGGCAATGTCGCGGACTTAATGACGGAATTGGGCCGCGCAGGATTCAGCGCTACGCAAATCAATGGCATGACGGAATCCGTGTTAAGCTTGTCGCGGGCGACGGGAACCGAGGCAGCACAGGCTGCCGGCATCATGGCGGCTAGTTTACGCCAGTTCAACATGGGGGCGAGCGACGCTGCGCGAGTGTCGGACGCCCTGACCGTTGCGGCCAACAAGTCGTTTAACACCGTTGAACAGCTTGGAGAGGCATTGAGCTATGTAGGCCCGACTGCGGCAAGCTTCGGCATGTCGATTGAAGACACACTTGCGATTCTCGGAGCGCTTGGCAATGTGGGCATTCAGGGCAGCAATGCGGGCACCGCTGTCCGGCGGCTACTTACACTAACGGGCGCTGAAGCTCAAAAGCTCAACAAGATTTTCGGAGTGACCTTCACCGACGCGGCAGGCAACGCTCGCCCGCTGGTGGATGTAATGGAAGAAATCGGAGCGGCGACAGCGGGGCTCGGCAGCGCGGAGAAGTCCAGCAAGTTCAACGAGGCATTTGGACTGCTTGGCATCACGGGTGCCCAGTCACTAGCGGGCAATATCGGTTCGGTTCGCGAACTTCGCAAGGAGCTGGCGGCAGCGGCAGGAACCGCCAAGAAAACAGCCGAGGAAATGGAGGCGGGGATCGGCGGCGGGTTCCGCAAGCTCGGCTCGGCGATTGAAGGCGTGGCGATTGCGATAGGTGAAGCGTTAGCGCCGGACGTGGCAAAGACCGCAGATATGTTCACAAGCCTATCGGGGACGCTGACCACGTTTATTGCCAAAAACGCCAGGCTTGTTCAGGGTGTGAAAACCGCAGTTGTGGCACTGGGCGTAGTGAGCGGAGTTGCCGTAGTGACCGGGACAGCACTCTCCGGCATTGGGTTCGCATTGTCTGGCGCGGCAACCATCATGGCCACTATCGGAACTGCAATCGGCTTCGCACTATCCCCGCTCGGTCTGCTGACAATCGCACTCGGCGCTGGCGTGACGGCGTGGGCGATGTACACCGACAGCGGGCGGAAGGCGGTTGCGGCATTTCAAACTGGATTCTCCGGCATTCTCGAAACGGCCAAGACAACGATCGGCGGCATCGGTGACGCGCTGATGGCCGGAGACCTTGAGACCGCTGGCGAGATTGCATTGCTCGGACTCAAGATAGCCGCGCGACAGGGACTAGAGGCGTTAGGCGATGTGTTTGGTGGATACGCTGGGCAGATAGTAAACGCCATCGGAAACCTCTTTATCGACGGCAACGTGCAAGGGGCGTGGGATGCAGCATTTCAAGCACTTGATGCAGCTGCATTGTCTGTCACGGATTCAATTATTGACTATTTCGTAGACCTTGGGACTGAAATCACCGGGACGATGGCGGATATCATTAAAGCCGTCACGCCCATGTTGCAGCAGATGATTGATTACGGCGGCGAGGCGTGGGATGCACTATCCCCAAATGCGCAGGCGGCCATTCGAGGATTGGCACTTGGCGGTCTAGACCCGTTCGGAAATGCCGGTGCCCCGATATCTGGCGCTGGTGCCGCAGGGTCAGCCAATATGTCGCTGGACCTGATGAACCAAGGGCTCGAGGAGGTACAAAACGGAATAGAGCAAGCCGCGCAGGACTTCAAGGACACCGCAGAAGAAGAGCGCAAGCAAAAGAGGGCTGGTCTGGATAACCTTCTAGACCCAGAGGCAGAAGCAAAGCGACAGGCAGACCGCGCGGCAGACCAAGCCCGCATGGATGCCCTGCGACAGCTCGTAAAGGACAGGGCGGACGCTGCGGCTATGGCGATGCAAGACAAAGCGGCGGCAGACGCGGCGGCTGGCGGGATCGGCGGTGCTGGTGGTGCGGGAGCGGGCGCAGGCGGTATCGTGTCCGGTGTTGCCGGTTCATTCTCTGCGGCGGCACTCGGTCTGCTTGGGCAATCAGGTGGACCGCAAGAGCGTGCGGCCAAGGCAGCGGAGAAGGCTGTCGTGCAGAACGATGAACTAATCCAGCTTGACGAAATGATGCTTGCCGAACTCAAGAAAACGGGATTGGCGGCCTTCCAATGAGTTTCATCGAAACGCGCAACAGCCGCAGCGGAAACGTCAGCCCACCGGCGGAATCCCGCGAATATAAGCTGACGGGCTACGCGGACGAATCAGCCGCGCGCGTGTACGCAGTCGCCAATACTCCTGCCTACATCACGGACGAACGCGGGACGCTGTACCGGCAGGATGTGCAACTGTCGAAGTTGGGCCACGCGGCCTACACGATCACCGTTCCGTATGCTCCGCGAAAGAAGGAAGCCGGGCAGTATTCGCTGAGCTTCGACACGACCGGCGGAACGGTGCACATCACGAACAGCAAGGAAACCGTCGCCAAGTTCGCACGACCCGGCGAGCCGGCACCAATCGACCAGGGCGGAGCGATAGGCGTTCATGGCGATGCGGTGGACGGCACCGACGCGGTGATACCATCACTTAAGCTGACCGTCAGCTACAAGCACCCGACCGGCATCATAACGCTGGCACAGATTAAGAACCTTGCCCGGTGGACCGGCAAATTCAACTCTGCGCCGTTCCTGACGTTCGGGCCGGGAGAGGTACTGTTTCTCGGTTGCACCGGCGCGGAAGGTGAGGAAACCGAGACCAGCGTTACCTATCAGTTCGCGTGCCAAGAGTCGGTCAATAACCTGGCCGTCGGCGACATCATCGTGGCCAACAAAAAGGGCTGGGAATACTCTTGGATTGCCTACGAGGACTTCGTGGACAACGGGCAACCTGGCAAGCGCCCGAAGTGGGTCTATGTGGAAAGAATCTACGAACCAATCAACCTAGCAGCCGCGCTTGGCTTCGGAGCATAACATGCCGAACAGAATTGAAGGCGACCTTCTGGTGACGGGCAACGTCGCAGTCGGAAGCATGTCACTACCGTCAAACGCGGTCACGAACGATAGCGTATCCGCAACGGCGGCAATCACGCGGTCCAAGCTGGAGCAGGAAACCCTGGCGGATTACATGGTGCCCTGGGAAGCGTTCAAGGTGTGGAACGCCTACCAGACTCCGCTACCAGGAACGCCATTGACCGATGACCTTGGACTCGTTGGCGGCACGTTTGGAAGTGCAAGCCCCAGCATCCAAACCGAAGACCTGAAAGCGGCCGGAGCAACGACCAGCTACGCCCGTTTCGCTGTTCAGCTTCCACCCGAATACGTGGACGGCGAAACGGTGGTGATCCGGTGTCATGCCGGGATGCTGACTACCGTCGCGGACACATCGGCGACGCTTGATGTAGAGTGCTACGAATCCAACAGCGAGGCGGGCATCGGGTCGGATCTCTGCGCGACATCGGCGACCAGCATCAATAGCGTCACGCTTGCCGATAAGGACTTCACGATTACCGCGTCGGGGCTATCCGCTGGCGACTGGCTTGACGTGCGGCTGACCGTCACGGTTACGGACGCGGCGACCGGCACGGCGGTTAAGGCTCTTATCGGCCGTGTCAGCTTGTGCTGTGACATCAAGGGCTAAGCTATGACAATCACCGTCATCGGGCGCGTCAACGGAAGCGACCAGTCCTACACGTTCGACAACGCCCCGCTATCACGGCGGCAGGCATTGGCGTTGCGTGACGAACTGGAGCGGGCCGGAAAGTTGGTCGCGTGGCTGGACACCGAAGACCCGCGAGCCTCAATGGAAGGCCCCGCGCGTGGCTGACGATAAGGCACAACCCGGCGACCCGTTACGCATCAAGGCATCGACATGGAATAGCGTTGTCGATGCGGCGAACGACTACGAACAGCGGCGGCGACTTGGAACCGGCGGGCGTGGTGAGCGTTCGCCGATAAGCCATACCTCGATCAAGGTGCGGAACGATAGTGGGGCCGACCGGCGATTCGGGGAAGTTCTCGAAATCAGTTCGAGCCCACTACTGGATGACTTGGAAGCTGGGGCGCTGTGGTTCATCGGCGTTGAGCCGGAAGCGGACGGGCGAGTCTACGGCATCACACGGCGGCCGATTCGCGATGGGGCG